TTATTTTGTAGTAACCCCTTTGATTTTAATTTGTTGATTTACTTTAGTGTTCCCGCCTTTTTTTGCTTCGGGGTGACGGCAAATTTTATCTATATATTTACAAATATCTGCAGCCTGAATATCTGGGTAGTTAGCTTTAATCCACTCCGTAACTTGGATTTGTTTTGGTGGTGGTTGATTGCCATCAGGGTCATAACTAACCCAAAATTTATTAACAACCCCTTGTACAGCATCTAATGCGGGAGTTCTATAAATAGGTGCTGGTAGTGAGACAATGCTATTAAGTTGTATTGGCTCATGTGACGGATATGTAGAGTTTTGAGCACTGATAGTATGTGACTGAATAGGCTCAAAATAGTCATTATAATTAAGCCATATATGTAAATTATCTCGATGTATTCTTGTTCCAAAAATACATATATCTCCAATATCACTTATGCCTAAAGCTGATTGCTCTTTTGATTCCGTATATCCGTTACCATGATAATCCTCCCTATTCAATAGGACACATGGTGATTTTATCTCATGTGTGCAAATCCCTTCTTTAAATGCTCTAATAAGCAAAATAGCATGTCTCCAATTTACAACATTTTTAAACTGTAAATCTGCAACTAAATTATTTTCAAAATTATGATTATGATCTAATGGGTCAATCCCACATGTTAATAATGCTGCTTCAGCGATTGAAAATAGCTTATTATTCTTCCAATGACTTAGGTCCGGGTTTCCTGCTCTACTCTGTAATTCTCGCATCTTTGACATATATCAATGCTCCCAAAGCATCCCCAAAAATGATTAAGTCAATCTGATTGGGTGTCAGACTTTCGGGTACTAACCTAGACTTAGCCCTTTGAATATAAGCCAAAATAGTTTATATATGAATATATATAGCCAAGTAATACGTCTAATCGTGTCGCGCACTAGTTTTAGATCTATAGAAATAAAATATTGATGATTTCAAGCAAAAGACGAATGATATTCAAAATTAAATTTAGCGCGTCTAACAGCGTTTTATAATGTGACTTTACTAAACCTGAAGTGATTTTTCTGGTTTGATTAATTTTATTAGACATCTAGATACATCCTTTCATGATTAACAGGGATGTACTTAATTATTCACATGGTAGCCTTAGAAAATAGGGAAAAACTTTTTTTACTTTTTCCCTTTAATTTTTTCATAACTAACTATTATGCTTTCTGAATTATTAATAATCATATCGTCTGTTTGCCTTTTAATTGGCTGTCCAGCTTCTCGTTCTTGCTTTATCCAACTTTTTAAATTATCTGATGTTATATCTTCATAGGAATGACAAACTAATTCAATCGCTCTTCTTTGGACCTTTAGAATTTTTAGATAGCAATAATATCTTAGAACAGCTTCATATCTCCTAGGATCTGGAGGAGCTCCACTCTCTTCTTTAGAAATATATTTTGTTGGATTTATTATTTGGTCCTTACCTCTAGCCTTCACAATACCTACAGCCCACTCCCTTTCCCTATCAGTTAACAACTCATTATTTTTTATTTTTTCTGCAATTTCGATCATAAACTTGCCTTGATTTATACAAGCACGTATTTCATCATCCGGTGTAGCATCTCCAAGAAAACCTTTGAACATCCAGTTTTTGGCCATTTTCAACTATCCTATCAATCTCATCGGTTCACTGTATTATCTCTATTCGCTATTCAAAATACACTCTTTAATTCTAGGCACCTTTAACACCTTTCTTGCAATATGCATTTAATGATTTTATAAGTTTATACAAAGTAATAAAAAAGCCCTAAACCATTATAGTTTAGGGCTTTTTTTAAGTCATATAAAGCGATTCGAGTTTATAGGACTTTAAATCTTGGTAGGCATATCCAGACTCGAACTGGAGACCTCTACGATGTCAAGATTGCGCTCTAATTAATATAAAACATTGAATAATATTAAAATAGTTCCTTTTTTTAACTATGAAAAACAATGAAAAACTATAAAACTAACATCAATATAATCAGACCTTTACGAAACCATTCCCCGAACATTTGCGGTATAGTTTTTGTTCAACAAAGAGGATGTTTAAAAAGTTACAGATTCATTTTTTCAATATCAGTGCGTTTATTTTCCGACCAAATGCACTACCAGATATAAAATTAGGTTTAGTTTTAAAATGTGAATAATTTTGCTCAAAAATGATTGATTTCATTAAAATTGAGAAAATATTTGCTCAATTAAAGGCCCTTTAAAGGGCCTTTATACAAATTCCAACACTTACATTATTGTTGATCGTATGAGCTGTGCATCCTGAGAACAGGATACACAGTACTGTAATTAATGAAGCAAATTTAGTCCGCTTGCAATGGAAAATTTTCATACTAGTTGATCCGGTTAGCGATCCAACCGTAAAAAAATTGTTCCTGTTTTGGATTACGTTCACAAATTTCAATATAGCATTGACCTTGCATGATATTGAGCACGCGTACTAACACCTTCTCGCCGTCTTTCCCGCGTTTTGATAAATAAGTTTTTAAAGCACCCAGTGTAGCCGAGCCATAAACACCATCTACTTTCAAATCAGGCCAACCAGCTTTACCTTGATTATTGAGCAGGTTTAAAGCACGTTGTAAAAGAGGCTTTGCAAAGTTAGGCCCACAATTCACTCCTGTGTCTAACAATTCTTCAGCAACAGATGGACTAAGTGCATTTACCTGATCAAAACGCGGTTCCAACCAGTATTGTTTTCTATAAATACTTTTTGCAAATTCAAGCGGCAAATCTTTCATATTGCCATTCCAGCCATTTTCACGCGCAACAGCTTGTGTGATGCCATATTTAGTTGCACCACCACGGTCTGCCGGGTTATTTACGTATCCACCTTCACGCTTGATCAACTCTTCAAGATATTGTTCGATATTCATTTCGTTTTCCTTCAGTTATAAAAAAACCGCCCGTAGGCGGCATTTAGAGTTAAGTTAATTACTGCTCAGTTGATTCCTCAGTTTTATTTTTCTTTTCCTGGTCAGAGCTTCCGAAATAGAATCCACAGGCAGTTGTCATTGCCCCCGCAATGAAACCCAATGCTGTATTAATTAAATTGCTGTTCTCACGTGGCATATTCACAAAAAATAAAGCAATAACCAGTACGAACATTAACGCCACAAGTGCAAAAGCCAGATAAGCTCTAGTCTGTTCGCTTGTCATCTGAACCCCCTTCCAATCGTTTCTTAGTTAGCTCATATTGCTTCGTTTGTAGCTCGTGAATCTCATCCTTACGCTTATCATCTCTTTTTTTGAAATAGAGATTCGTCAGAAAGGTTGCGATACCGATTAAAATCGAAAAGACTACAGCCCAATCAATTTTGCCAATAACACCGATCAAGCTCCCTCCCACTACATAACCATAAGTGAATTTTGTTGCAGTCGCGGCAGCCGTGCTTGCAGCTGCTCCAACTACACTATTTGTCTGATCGTTCATGCATGCCATCCTCCAGATCGTAGGCAATAAAAAAGCACCCGAATTGGGTGCTGATAATTAAAGGTTTATTAATAGTTCGATACATCGATTAACATGTACATATGTCTACAATATCCATTGTAAACAGCACTAATATCTTGTGCGACTTGCACCTGATTTGAGGTATAAGTAATAGTATTGCCCTCAATAGCACAAACTGATGACATTGCTATGACATCTTGACCTTCAGGCGTCCACTCCGAATAAACAGTATTTACTCTATTTAAGGGAATACATGCATAAGACTTGCCAATCGGCAAATACTCGACCTGAGTATTGTAGTTTGAATTAAACATTGGTCGATAAGTATTGGGATCAATAAACATTTTTATGGGTTTCAAATACTCTGCACCACTGTAATAAACTACTTTACTTGATGCATCTAAACAGACTACACCAATACCATGTTCTGGAATACTGCTTCTAGGCAATCGACCAAAAACAAACACATCTAAATACTTAGATGAATTATTTAAATTGCTAACTGAATTAGCCACACCATCATAATTACTTGCTGAGCAAACAATAGAAAGCGTATTGGCTTTCATACTTAAATAAGCAGAAGGACAAACACAACTAATTGCAATAACAGGAAAATCTATCCCTGTTATATCTACTTCAAAAGTACGATAGTAATAGGTAATCCCAGGTTCAGATGTGAAGTTAAAACGTTGTTTTCTAATAAATGCAAGATTGAAATAGTCATCATCAATAGCATTTATGAAGTCATTCTTTACTAAGAAATAGTTATCCATCAATATTCACCAATATAAACTTCAAAATCAGTCCCTGCTTTTGGCTGCTCACTGGTCGCGATGTATTTAACCGTTACAACCTGCTTGTTAGAACTAAGACTTACTTCATAGTTAATTCCCAAAGGGGCATAGATTGGATCGACTGTAGTTGCTAATCCTTTTGGAATAAAAAACATCGTGCCATCAAGTGGCTTGTTAAGGTTTAATACTGCTGAAGTTTGTCCATTCTCGATTAGAACCTTCCCTAGTATTTTAGGGATCTTCACAGTTCCATCAAAAACAACTTCCCCTGATTCAGAATTTATTATCATTCCTGTGGGCATTTACCATCTCCCAATCCGTACACGCATAACATTGTTTTCGTCGTAAACTTCGATCCTCTCACCACTAATTACAGTCCTAGCACCATTTGGTTTTGATTGATCTGCCAATGAGGTAAAGGTACCAAGATTTGCACTAATAGCACTTAAACTATCTGCATAAATTTTGTTGGCGTTGATATAGCTAATAGACGCGCTGTCTAAGTACAAGCCAGCAGGAATCACTGTCCCATTCGGCAGAGTTGTTGCTGTTGATTGATAGACGAATGCATATTTAGGCGTCACAGAGCCGGAAACAGTTGAAGGCGCACCAATTGCAAACTTATTAGCTTGGATGATGAAATCGACTGTTTTGCTGTCATTCTCAATGCCAACGCCACCAACCAAATTGCCGGATTGCAGCTTCAATGTTGCTCTTGCTTTCAGGCCATCAATTGATTGTTGTTGAGATTGAATAGAGGCTGTATTACCACCAACTGTAGTTTGCAGTGTAGTAATACTTGAGGCCTGAGTAGAAACTTTCCCATCAATAACCGACACTTTCGAGTCAAGTGATGAAAGTGCGGATGCTTCAGCCTTATTTGCAAGCCCATCACTTATTGCTTTTATATCTTGTGTCCATGTACTCCATGCCGCTGTACTCGCACTACGACGTTCAGCAGTAAGTTTCGAATCTGTGCCGCGTGCAATTTGAATAATTGGGCCACCAGATGCGTCAGTCCAATAAACGTATGTTTCAAGAGAGACATAAGTGCCCATGCCAGTTAAACCTAGCACAGATGCTTGTTTGAACTCGCGAACGATACGTAATGGATAGTTTGACCAGTACCATGACGGCGGCTGATTTGTTGACCGCGTATCGGATACTGAAACATCCTTTAATAAACCATTCACAGATGCATTCAGTGAAGTAATGCTTGAGCCGTGGGATGTAATTGCACCTTCTGTTGCGGTTACGCGGCTTGCGAGGTTTGTAAGCGCAGAACTATCTGCTTTTGTTGCTAATGTGCTGTTAATATTGGTGATGCTATTGTTTAGCGAGGTAATACTACTGCTATGTGAAGCAATATCCTTACCTTGCTGAGTCACTGTGTTGGTCAATGAAGAAATGGCTGAAGCATTTGCGTCCAGTTGAGAGGTCAAAGTTCGAGAGTCACCTAAACCTACAGGTACACCATTCACAAAAGTAAGCGGGTATTCAATCCACTGATTAGGAATAGTCGAATCAAACATACCGAGAATACCGTTACCTGCATCAAGGTCTTTACGTCCTACAAATAAAGGGAGAGCATTCCAGTTCCAAGATTTGAAATACGTGTCGCCAGAACCACAAGCAAGTAAAAGCGCTCGTAAATCAGTATTTGGGTTTGAATTTCCAACTGAGCCAACGTTATCTGTACCCACGATAGCAAAGTAAGTTCCCGATGAAAGCGCCTTGATAGCGGCATAGATGGCGTTACATGCAGATACGATGTCGCCATAGGTGTCATATTGCGTACAGCTTTCAACATCCCCATTTTTAAACACAATGAGATTTAAACCGCGCCCAAATCCATATAATCTCGTATTGTTTCCGGTGTAGACGCCAGCCGCCTTTGGCATGCCAACGGCAGAGCCGTTACGGAAAGTCACCAACGAATATGACTTCGTATTACCGATTTGATTAGTGAGCGAGGTAATGCTGCTGCTATTTGAGGTAATAGTATTGCCTTGCTGACTTACTGTATTAGTGAGATTTGCGATAGCAGAAGCGTTTGCATTGCTATCAGGGATGTAATCATATGGGCTCGGAATCCACGCGTCCGTAGTGAGTACATCGCCTTTAACAAGAACTGCCCAATAAACCGTACCAACGCTACCCTTGTCGGCTGTCGGACGGTTGAGCATGTAGAAGTGGATAATTGGGCCAGAGGCAACTGCGCTGTTTTTAACAAAGGTAACTTTGCTGACAACCTTACCATTCGTATTTACTACGGCTTGTAGATGTTGTGAGCCACCACCTGCGTATACAGCAAGTGATGAGTTTGTATCACCAGTCCCTCGTTTATGTTCAGCGCACCAAATTAAAGTATAGGTAGCCCCAATTTCCCAATCTTCACCGAGTTTGTAGGTGTGATGCGGATAAGAGACACCATCATATGTACCGACTTGATTTGACTTGATGAGAAGGTTTGTGCCCGCCTTTCCGCTCACAGCTAACGAGTTGGTCAATGAGGTAATTGAATTACCCTGACTAGTGATATTCCCTTCGGCAGTGGTTACACGGTTAGAAAGGGAATTCAATGCCGCCGCATCCGCTTTCTGAGAAAGTGCGGCATTGATGTTTGTGACGCTATTGTTGAGCGAAACAATATTGTTAGATGCGGAAGTTACACGGCCGTCAATGTTTGCAACTTTGGAATCAAGCGTACTTAATGCAGACGAGGTTGCTTGCAAGTCGGTTGCTAATTTCTTATTACCTGTAATGTTACGTACTTGAATGTTCGTAACATGCCATTGCTGCCCCGCTGCCTCTGACGCAGCAATACTTACTTGAAGCCAAGGTCGAATTTCAACCATGCCATTTGGCACAGTGAAATAACCTTCCACCATACCCCAAGCATTTTTATCTGTAGACTTGACGGCAACACTATACCAAGTATAAGTACC